GAAGAAACCGTATTTTTCTGCATTCTTGTTTCGTGGAGGTCCAGTGGCGTTATGATTGCCGGGCTGGCCGCCCCGTTTTCGTTTGGTAACGTTACCATTCGGTTGATTAGTAACGTTACTATTCCATTTATCCTGATTTTTCCACTTCCGTACCTGGGATTCTGATACGCCAAGGGCAGAAGCGATGTCTTTTAATTTCGTTTGCCCGTCCGAGTCAAGCCACATCTTATATGCCTCGTCCCGTTTCGGGCTTCTAGCTCTTGGCATACCACCACCTCTCAATTCTCGCCTTATTTTATCGCATAGAAAAGACACCCCTGAGGGTGCCTAAAAGTATTTATTTTAATTGCTTTTTACCCCAACGCCAAACATATAGCCAACTGCCGTCATTATGGCTGGAATTATCACATCCCAACGTTCATGGCCGCACCACATACTAATACTTCCAATCACTGCCAATAGAAGACATATTACAAAAGCTATGTTCATGGAGGCGTTTTCTTTTTTATTTCCAAATAACTTCCCCATCAAACCGCCATCCCTGTTTTTATTATTTATAACATTCTCAATAATAACCTTTTGGTTAGACTCGCTCAGTTTATTTATTACTTCTGGATTTGCAAGCGATATCAATATATCTTCAGATACAGGCGTTTTATTTAAAGAATCAGACATACAGACACCTACCTTTCTATGAACACTGTATATTCGACTCTCCGAATAAATACACTAGATGAAATACGTTCTACCCATAAGTGTAAAAACATTTTTCTTCCTCCCGCCATTCCCAGTTCTAAAGGCTCTGCCGTTCCTGCACCTGCTCCGAAATTAACACATTTTATCCTGATTATCCGTTCCTTTTCGTCCACTGTTCTTTCTAAACTTCTTTCACCATCATTCTCCTCAAAATCAATAATTATCCTGAAAGAAAATATGGCACTGGGCCTAACTATCATTTCAACATTAGACTCGCCGTTAAATGTAATTATATTTCCAGCGTCAAAAACCTTGTATTTTCCAGAAAATAATTCCACTCTGTTTCCTCCAAACTCTATCCTTACATTGAAAAACTAATATCATAGTATTCCATTTTTCGACATTTTTCAACAGAAAAAGAACGCCTCGCCGTAGCAAAGCGCCCCCTTTCCCAAGTGTTAGAGGAAACCAGTGTACGTCAATACACTTTTTTCAGTCTATACTATAGCACTTTGAAACCGAACAATGGGAACAAAACGAACAAACTTTAAGAATCTTTCATAAAACGTTCAAATTCCATCCTCACGCTGTCTCCCGTAGCCTTCCGCCCAATCCTGGCAGCAACCTTCTCCCACGTCCTATCCTCAAAGATTTTGTACTTGATGATTCTCTGCATCCGGATCGGAATCGTTAGCATCCATTCCTCCACCTGACGCTTTACCTTTTCCGCATTTTCTTTCCGCTGCTCCAGCAGCTTCTCCTCCATACGGAGATTCCCATCATCCTGATAGGTAAAAGCCGAACCTTGAATCCGAAAATGCTGCTTCTGATAAGGGAATCTTGGATTGCTTCCCTTTACATTTGTCTGGATAACAGTCTTCCGTTTTTTCTTTAACCTCCGGATATCATCTTCGGTATCCTTGACAAGCGCACATGCGTCTATATAATCATTTAGAATCTTCTTGTCCAATTCCAATCTCCCCCTCTTTTATCTCACATTTCCAGGCCCTATATTCTATCACAGCACTCGTTCATTTTCCGGCTAAGAGTCCTCACCGCGTCAGCTGCCAGCTTTGACTCTTTCACTTCCTCCATTCTTCACAATCTCCAATGCTCCTATCGCCGCACAGTTATCGCAGGTAATATCTTCGTTGTCACCATACGGGCAACCATTATGACGTAAGCAAATATCAGTACTGTACGCATAATCTTCCAGATTCTCAATTACCTTGTCTAAATCATAGGCTGTCGGCTGTTTCTCAATCATCTTTTTATATGCCTCCGGATAACAAAAATCCTTGTCAACATCCTCCATCAACTTTTCCGCATCAATCAACCTCATCTGCCTCGTCTCCTTTCTGATTCGTCGTTTTGCCGCATACATTTTCTTCCCAATGTTTTAGGACTTCTTCGATTACTTTATTACTGTGTTCTTTGTTCTCTCCCTTACCCCTGCAGATCACTTTTCCTTACCATTCCTCTCTTTTTGCACTTTTTAAGAAAATCATTACCTTTCCTTTATCAGATGCGCTTATAAACAAAACTTTTCTTGTTAAATACTTTTCCGGAAAATATAACACTTCGTACTCCCGTACATCGCCGTCACAAACCAAAAGCACTTGGGAACCTTCCATCAAATATTTTGCTTCAAACTCTTCTAAAGTCACCCGACATTTTTTCATTTTCATCCTTCCTTGAGAAATTAACCCATGCTCGCATTCCTATCATTTTTCCTGATACTAAGCGCCATCCCACACTCCCTGCGCATTTCTTTCCTTCCTTGGTTTCAGTAATCCTGGAAACCATAAAAAATCCAACCACCAAATACTGATGATTGGAAAAATTTGTATCTACTGCTTTTATCTGATATAATTGTTTTGTGATGGCGGCCAACCTTTTTCTACACGGAGGTTATTATGGCAAACATCATTAGCATTACAGCAGCGTATCTTGGATATTTAATCACTGGTTATGATTTTTTCATCCTGCTGACTTTGATATCCTTTTCGCTTGATATTTACGAATATCTGACAAAACATTAAGATACCAAAGAGATACTTGATATACGCTAAGGATAAAACTGCCAGACGGGTAGGTATACACTTCAATGCATTTCCAGGACTTACTGGCTCTCAGATAATGCACGGATAAAGAGAATAAGTGAATGAAGTCGCTACCAACCAATCGGCCGCCATCTACTCTATCTTATCTTGTTATACAGCAGCTTCGCAATAAAATTCTACCATCTATTTCAAACAATCATAGATATGATTCGACATTTTATACTAATCCCAATCACCAATATTCAGTTTTCAAAGTCTGCGGCTTTAAAACATCGCCGGTATAAGTAACGCCCACATACACCATGCCGATTTCGTAACATATACTCCGACCGCGACCGCTATCCCTGTTGCGATCCATGCGGCTGTCCTTGCATTCTTATCATTCATGCCATCATCTCCTTACTTGCGCCGGCGCAATTCCCTCACCCAACACCTCAAACATTTTCGCTAATTCACACTCTTTGCATATATTATCCAACGTTTCCTGATTGGGACATTTGCATGGGTATTGGCAATACTCTTCACACATCTTCTCCCTAATATCCGCCACGTCCTCCAGCTTCGCTAACTTCTTCACTGCCTCCGGCAACCGTGCTCTATCGCGAATCACCGGTTTATCTGCATGGTATTCTGTATATCTGGCCATGTACTTACTCCTTCCTGATCACTTTATATCCCAGCCGCCCATCCTTATACATCAGATATCTTGCCTGAAGGATATTTAGCTTTTTTATAAACCCGTACAAAATATCCTTTAGGAATTCTTCATCTGGATACTTTTCTTTTAACTCACACACACGCCTATTATACTGCTCCAGATTATGACTCTCCAGATATTCCTTATAGATAAACCAGCAATCATTGTAAATACTTTTTATACGTTCCTCAATCCCCCTGCTTATCTCATCCATCTATGAGTCTGCACCCCGCTTTCCGGTAAATCGTCCGCCGCCTTTTCCACTGGTTCTCACAGAACTGAATATCATCTACATAGTCATAACATACTGGCTGTCCCTTTTCTGCAGATGCCCTTGCAATCCGTCCTATGCTTTGTGTTACAACCGCATAATCCTTTTTTGGAGTCGTCAGGTATAACCGGTCAAGCCTTGGGATATCCAGTCCTTCTTTCGCCAGGCCGAATGAAGCAAAGAGAAACTTCTTCTTTCCTGTTTTCATGTCCTCTATGGCCTGTACCCTATCATACCTCGCCTTCTTAGAGGTCATCTTTCCGTCAATCATCACACCGGCATCTTGAAGTTCCTCTGGAAGCATATCCCGCAGCATCCTCAGATGCTCCAACCGATCAGAAAGTATCAGGTTTGAATGTTCTCGGTTCTTTTCAAGATCTTTTACAATCATCCTGCATCTATCAGCATGTTCAGTCAGATATGGAATCAATCTGCTATATACCAACGTACCATCCGTATCCAGACAAACTCTGTTAATCCGGATTCCCGTCTCTCTTTTCCGAATCTCTACCGGCATTATCTTCTCTGCGACCGCTTCATCCGAAACCTTATACTTCACGTCCCCAAGGACTGCAAAGGTACTTCGTATCAATCCATCAGACCTGTGTACCGTGGCGCTGAGACCAAATTTATACCTTGCTGCCAGGCGGCTCATGACTCGGTAAAACATCTTCATGCTTCCTGATGAACCGGAAACCCTGTGACATTCATCTACAATAATCACGTCCCAGGTATATTTATACTTTTCCAGATCCAGTTTCGATAACGTCTGTACCGTCGCAAAGGTAAGATGGCTGCCAATCTGTACTTTTCCCGCCGTAATCTTTCCAAGAACTCTCTCCGGATAATATTGTTTTGCCCTATTGTACGACTGTCCCAAGAGATCTGCTGTATGCGTCAGCCACAAGGTCTTTCGCTGCAGTTTTGCAGCAAGACCAATTCCCATTTGTGTTTTACCAGAACCGCAAGGACTTTGAAGGATTCCGCATCCTGCCTTTTGCATCGCCTCAACCGCTTCTTTCTGGTACCCATATAAGGGAATTTCTCCAGGGAACTCCATAATCCCATTCTCCGCCAAATCCTGCAGAATTTCTGTATCCTTGTCCAGAAATTTCCGGATCTGCTTCCCAGTCCCGCATGGCAATGCAAGTACATCCCCATCCACATAAAAGAAATATAGCTGCTTCTCCGTCTTTCCGGTCCATAGTCCCATGCGCAGTTTCTTCGCATATTCTGGGTTTTGGATGATCAGATTTTCCCTTGCCCACTGTACCAACCCTGGAGAAGGCGCTTTTATGTAAATCTCATTGCTGATCGTAACCTTCATTTTGCCTCCCTTTCATCCAGTGTGTCACGCCATCTCATCCACTGCGATAACTCCCGTCCATACTTTGCCGCATCCGTTTCTTTCAGTTGCTTTGTCCCATTTACTTTTAGAGTCTTTATCATTCTGTACGGCACCAGATAGACATTGTCATTGAACCGGAGCGCGAAAAAGGAAAATTGATTACCCGTCTCAGCCCAAAGGGCCATTGCATTATCCTGGTTTTCTTCCATCCGGCTTAAGCGGAATACATTGTCCTGGCATTCCTTACAGTCAAATGCATATGCTCTGTTGTCTCTGACAGCTATCAAATCAAATGGCTGCCCGTTTGTATTATCCCTCAAGCAATGGACCCAGAAGCCTCTGCCCGCAAATATCTCCGCGAATTCTCTTTCAAATGCCGTTCCTCTGCTTTTATTACTCATCTGCACAATCCCCTCTCCCGCCAGTTCCCGTTCCGCACCAGCAATCATATTTTTTTCTAAAATTCAATTTCCCGCATATATCTACCTCATTTTTTCCTGTCTGACCATTTTCCAGAATTGTCTACCCCGTATTTCCACAAAATACACCCTCCAAACCCAGTAAAAACGTTGGGTCTGACCGTCTGCCCCAAAAACCGTCCGAACAATTACATTTTTTACGTATATAATTCGCGGTATCGTTTTCTCGCGCGTATAGACGGTTTTTTTTAGGTTAGACTGGTTAGACGGTTAGACTGTATTGTTAAAAGCCCCATTTTTCAAAGGCTCTGAGATTCGCAAAAGTCTAACCATTGTCTAACCTTATTGTTTTTGGTCAGACATTTGTTAGTTAAAAGGCAGATCTATCTGTTCCTCAAGATCCATAAATCCTTCTTCATCCGTATCCGGCTCCATATTGATCTTCAGATAATTCGCCTTGATCCCATACACCTTCGTATTATGTACATATTTTCCCTGTGAGTTTCGGATCAACCGGTTTTTAGATGCCCATTTTTTACTCACCGCAGCATAATCCATCCCGCACTTATCAAGAAATTCACACAGCACATCCTTATTCACTACCGCTACAGGAGGAATGTCCAGCCGATCCTCATTGATGTCAATCCGCCCCCATACTTCTCCCTTATTCGTTGTATCCGGCCCGTTCGGGTTTTGGAATCTCACCGGATTTTTGGCAACCCAGTTAAGCACCATCTGATAGGCACGTTCCGCAACATCCACTTCATTGGCACTTTTCAGATACTGCTTCACATCATCTATGGATAATGGCACTTCATCTGTAAAAATCTGCTCTGCCAGGATCCTGTCAGCAACCAGAATACAGGACATGGCCATCGCCTGCTTCTCCGTGGTATCCAGCTTGCACATGGCCTCAAAATATGCCTTATATTCATCCCGCAGGCTGCCATGTTCCATATTCTGGAGATACTCAACCAAGTTCCTCCCTGCATGTCCATAATTCTCTGTCAATACAGATACCGTACGATTCCCGTCCTGAATCAAGTTCTCCTCCACCTCTATCTCAATCACACGGTTCTTAGAGCCTCCGCGGCTGTTTGTCTTCGTAATCGGTTCCTCCCCAGTAAATAGAAAACTGTTATGCCAGGTCTTGGTATCTTCCACCCCTCCGGACGCGCGACCGCGCACACGGTCGATCCCCTCCGTGATCTGGTAGATCATCTGGTCAAAATTCGTCGTCCACCGATCCTTCATCGTCTGCAGTTCATCCCCAGCAAATGGAAGGGAGTACAGAAAAGCCGAACTCCGCATGATTCCAATCTTCGTTGTATTCATTGTCTTGACAAGTCCTCCCATCTTGGGATTTCCCCAGATAGACATCCCTGCCATAACAGCAACCGTTTTGCCTGTCCCAGACTCACCGCTCCAGATATGGAACACGAACGGCAGGATACGCAGGATTTCAATCAATACACTCCCTAAACTCGCCGCAAATGCCAGACGGACAATTTTATTTTTCCGCAGTATGCTACAGTGTTCCTTCCAGATTTGGAAACTGCCCCCGCACTTAATGTTCTGAAAAACTGCATCGTATTCCTTGTCGCCGTCATACACAATATCCTCTGCATAGGGCATGAAATCATTCCCGGACCATCCCAAGCGGTTAATTGACCTCTTGGGTTCCAGTTTTGCTGGGTTCATCCCTATACAGTCACTGATATAGCGCACAAGGTATTTCGCATTGTCCGAAGTGACCTCCACGCCGATCTTACTTAAAACTTTCACAATGGAGTTATTGTCTGCACAGATGTCCCTGTTCACGGTCACGCTGCTCCATACGCCGTATTTATAATAATCTAGCCGTACTCTTTCCTCATTGGTATCCACATTTTTCAATATCTCTACCGGAAGAATCGGATGGGAACAGGCCATGACCTTTAACGGCATCCCATTTTTATCAAACTTCTGCATAAATACCCCTAAGTCATCCGCCCTCCACGGTCCGCATTGCAGCTCAATCCTTTGTTCCGTAAAATGTGTGACATTTCCTACAGCCCGCATTTTCTGCTGATAGTCAATCATGAACGCCTGCAGGACATTGTTAAATTCCCTCGCACGTTTTAGCAGCTTAGCTTTCATCCTCATCATTTCGATATACTGCGTCCGCTCCACATTGTCTTCAATCTCAAATATCTTATAAAAGACATCATCCGGGAATGGCTCTGCAGGGCTGAGTTTATCCATTCCATCCAGCAATTCTCCTTTCGATCTCTCCAAGCTTTCTCACCGCCTCCCTGTCAGCACGATATTCTTTTGGATGCGTCCGGACGCACTCAAGTCTGTATTCTGTAATGGACAATTCCCTCATTGCTTCCTCAAAGTGAGGGGATGCAAAATTTTGTGCCGCTTCGCACAATAATATCCAGTATTCCTTCAAAATCTCCTGCGCCTCTGCCTCGAACCGCCGCTGTTTCCTATATTCCTCCTGCCTTCTGTCACGCTCACGTTTCTCCCTGTATGACAGAGCCTCCAATGCAATCGGAAGGGAGAAATCATCTATCAGCTTCCTGCACGCATCTTCATTCCTCAGATTAAACAGCTTTCCTACGAACTTGATTACATCCCCACCATTTCCGCAGGTAAAGCAGTAATATCCCTTATCATTTTCATAGATCTTCATACTTGGATGGTTATCCGCATGAAAAGGACAGAGGCAGGTGCCTTTCTGATTGACTTTACATCCGTAATGCTCTGCAACCCTTTTCATGCTTAGCTGCCGCTTTACTTCATCATAATCCTCTTTACATAAATGGCAGTTCTTCATCAATACCTTCCGGAATATACATAAATCCATCCTTATCTGCGGAACCATACTGCGGAGTTGCTGCTGACATTGTCAATGCTCCAGCATTTTCTTCCAGCAACTTGTCCTCCGGAACTTTTGCCTCTTTTAACCCTTCAACACTGCGGATCTGGAAAATCTTTGTTGCCATGCGCTTCTCACCATCAGCTGTCAGGAATTCTTCCCGTCCCATCACCGCTCCGAATTTCTTCCCAACCAACGTTTTTTCATTCCCCTGCTGACCAAATGGGAAAGTAAATCCTGCGTTTGATTTCTCAATACTTGTAATCAAACCCTTAAAAAATGGAGTCCCTTGCCCATCCATATTTTGCCTATATATTCCCTTGTATTTAACTTTCGGATCGCTCTGCTTCGTTTGGTCATACTGCTTCTTGTAAAAACCAGTATATTCCCCTTCCGCAATATCAAACTGCATGAGAAACCGATCGTGTCCATTGTGCTGTTCTTGTTTTACTCCCAATACCTTGCATACATAGCAGCCGGCCGGAAGCTGCATAGCCTCACCCATATATGCCGGCGCTTCATCATATCCTTGTGGTTTTGTAATCATACTTTTTCCTCACTTTCTTTATTTTTTGGGTTCTGAATCTCATAATATTCTCGGATCTTATTATCTACATACAGAAGATCATTCGGTATTTCCAGATCCTCAAACATTCCCTCCGGTGATTTGCTGATCGCACTTCCGTCTGACTGCGTAATAAATTTATGCTCTGTAAGATTGTTTACACAGCGTAGCACCACTGTGCACATTCCCTCGATGCAAACCTTCTCATCCAAAAGTTTGCCAATCGTCTTTGCCCGCACATTTCCATAATCATCCGTATCTTCATGCATAATGATATAAACGATTTTATCTGCCGGAAGTTCTCCAATTACCACGTTCTGGATCATATTCCAGAAATCATCACCCATCTGGTTATAAAGGCCAAATACATCGTTTCCCTTCCCTTTGGTACTATGATTCCGCATAAAAAAGTTGGTAATCAGATACCCTGCGTCATCAATTACAATAGATTTTTCCGGCGCAGCCCTTAACGCCTTACGAACCATCTGGTAATCATCAAACACCCATCCGTCAATCTTACCCCGAAACGGCAATGGCTTGTTTAAAACACGAATCAGATTAAAACCTTTTCCAACACAATGCTTCATGCTTGCAGATTTACCGCTGCCCGATTTTCCTATAATCAATACTGGTATTCCCATCAACAATCCTCCTTACTAAAATCAATCGAATCTATCTGATCCATAATCTTCCTTGCAACATTTTCGGTTCCATCCAAAGATAAAAAAGCATAGGCCGAACACTCATTCTTATAAATCAGAATGCGTCCTTCTGTCCCTGTTGATGATGGACCTGCTGGGGCATTTTCATTTCCCAGCTCTCCCAGGTCAATCACCTTGCAAAACTCCTCATTAACTCCGATTGTCTTCATTGTTTGATTCTGCTGCAGAATCCTGGTTTCCATATACTTTCCCTTAACAACCACCGGCGTTACCGTAAAAGCAAAATGGCTTTTCAGAAATAGCCCCGGCAAGTCGTAAAAAGAATTATCTGCAACCTCATACTGTAATGGTTCATCTTTCTTCGCCCGGAATACACATTCTTGCTGGGGTAGTTCCCCCGTAAACTCCATAACCGCTGCTTTCAACCAGTTAGGGACATATCCATCCTTTGTCCAGGTAGTCCATGTTCCTCCAGCAACCACAAGCCCACCATAAATACACCCTACGGTCAGCCCTTCCCATCTAAAGGAATGTTTAATCATCTTCTTAAGCATTGTCTTATTTAGAAACATCCTGTTTTCTCCTATATTCTTCCTTACCCTTCTTAAGCGCATCCGACACTAGCTCCACAACCATCTCGCATTCATGGTAAGTGGGATGATACAAGGTCTTCCCACTTACGATCATTTCCGTGACATGAGCAGCGGTTTTCATAATCTGACCCATACGGTAAGGGGTAATTTCATCATTCCTGCCATTTTCCATAACATCACCGAATGTTTAGGTGTGTCCCGTATGGTTCCAAATGTGCCCATTCTACCTCTTTATCTTTCAAAAGATCCCGAACTGCCTCCTTATCGACAAGCGGTTCCTGCTGGATCAGGAACTTATTTGGAATCTCACCGAGATTCTCGGTAATCATCATAGGCTGCTTACCGCCGTTCTTGGAAATAGAAAAACTGAATAGCGCAGTCTTAAATTTAGTTTTCCCGATGAACTCCATGTTGGCTTTCAGCGTATTTTTCAGCCAGCCCGCCCTATCTTCCAATGATTTACGGCGACGGTTGAGCCTATCTGCCTCCGCTTTGACCATTTCCGCCTCTGCAGTCAAGTTTTTGATAATTCGGGCGTAATTGTCTGCCTTGTCCTCGATCTCACCCTCGATGGATTCCAATGTGTCTAGGATTGTCTGTTCGTCCGTTTCCCCATCATACAGAAGATTAATCACTTCCTCATATTGTTCTGTCAGCTCATATAACTTCATACTATTTCTTACCTCCTCCAATTTTAACCACATATATTATTTTGTCTTCCCTGGATATTCTTATCTTCTCCCGTAATCCATGGAATCTACGATAAGCATACAACGCCTTGGATCTCTGTATCGCTTCTTCCCTTGTTCCATATGTTAATTTCAGGTCTTTTCGCTCTCCATCTTTTAGGAATGCTTCTAAGATAAACATGTCTTTTTGTTTTGGTTTTCTGCATTTCTTTTCAACAACTTCCGTAACATACTCTCCATAATTGATATAACGCAGGTTATCCTCTGTAACTATATCCATGTAGGTCACGTCATCGCTCCCCGGAACATTATCTTCCAAGCTAAATGTCTGGATTCTTCTTGACTTCTTAGCATATTCATTATAAACAGCTGCCCGCATTGTCCGGTTCACGATTGTCTGAAATTTATACTTATGCAGCTCCGGCCTCTGCATCCAACTCTTGATCGACAGCAGATACCGGAAGATTACGACATCATACCAGTCATCATGCTGAAGCTGGTTCTTGTAGAGAAACTGCTCCACCAGATAATGATTCTGTTCTGCAAATCGACATTCCTCTTGCGTGAGGGGTGAATACTGTGTTCTTGCCGCCCGCAAATATACCCCCCCCCCTAATTTTTTTTACATACCTATTCAATGCCTATCCCTCCAGTGAGAGTTTTAAAAAAAACGTATTTAACAGATTGCCGTTTCCTGTGTAATTCAACGGCAAATATGTTTTTACCGCTTCTAAATCACCCTTCGTCAGCACAATCGAAAAAGCATGCCTGATCGACCGTTCGACTGCTCCGGGTGTTGTACTATACATCTTAGACAGTTTAAGGTATAGTATTGAGAGTTTCGTGCTCCAAATCTCATCCGCCTCAAACAGTTCCATAGCTTCCACGATATATTGGAAGCCTTTGATGTTCGCAGGCATCCCCATCTCTATCAGTGCTTTTATCGCTTTATTTTTCATTTGACGTACTCCTTCTTTTCCGCTATAATAGCGGTAGATACTTATGTGAGCGCTTAAGAAAGGCCGCAAGCCTTAAGCGCTCTTTTCTTTACCACCATTTCAGCTCCCCATTTTCCATATGATAATGCCACCAGCAGCCATCCGCATACTGGATACATACCTGACCGTCATCATCTACCCAGACGTTATGTAGTTCTCCATGGCCCCAGCCTTCTACGGCGCTTATATGTTCTTTGGCATACTGCCTTGCTAAATCCAGCGTATTGGGCATTTCTGCAACTTCTATCATAAATTTACCCTTTTCCATCCTTTCTTTTCTGCCAGCCTGCGCCGTATCTCATCTTCACTGATATGAAAATGCTTTGCCAGCTCATAGAGGTTCACTTCGTAAGTATCGCTCTTTTTCTTTGTCTTTGCTTTCGGGATGACCTTGCCCGGCCATTCCCCGATCCGGATCCTCTCCCTGACTTTCTGTGGGCCGCATCCTAGCACTGCAGCGGCTTGTGTTGCTGATAAAACATCCCTCATCGGCTCACTTCCTCTCCTTGCTGTAAAAATACACAAAAAAATCCAACCATCAAGATACTGATAGTTGGAACATGTCTTGTCTTGTTTCGTCTTATTTTATCTGGTAAAATGAAAATGATGGCGGCCACTTAAGAAAGGAATGATTCTTATGCTGGAAGTTATCAAAGTATTCGTAGTGGTTGTAATTGGATTCATTGCTTGGAGAACCACTGGAATTGATTTTCCGACGATATGCTTCTACATAGATATCGCAATTACCCTCTACAATGGATTCATCAAAATACGAAAGATAACAATACGTAAAAGTACATTCGATTAAGCCAGCTAACCCTGGCCGAAATACTATTATGATAAAGTTACTCAGCTAAGACAAACTTTACGTAAAATACACCGGAACTTTATCAACGTAACCGCCATCACAATTATACCATCTATCCATTTTCGACACCAGATAAAATGTTCTTCTAATTTCGACATTATTCGCAACTATCTTTATTTTTCAAGGTTCCTTACTCTCTATTGCGCTATTAAAGCCATGACTGCTATAACCAAAGCAAGTACACTGGTTGCCATGCTTGCAATCTGGACTTTTCTATATGTATTTTCTTCCACTCCTCACACCACCTCCTTCTCTTCTTGTCCTCATTTCCAATATCTGGTATAATCTTCCTATTAAATCAATGAAAGGAATAAAAATGCAGTTACTAGATAAAATATTAGCTTTATTTAATCGCGAAAATATAACTCTTGCACTTTCTATATTTGGAAGTCTCGGAACTTTATTCACTTTTTTTTATAATATTGCAGTTAACCGTAAAAAACTTAATGTGCGAATTGTTGGTTACCGCTATTCCGACAAAGAATCTCTCCTCCTATATATCGCATTTGAAAATAAATCACGTCTACCTATCTCTGTGACTGGAATCAATGTTATGATAAACGGGGTTTGGTATTCTTGTGTCGAACCTTCTATTACTGTCCTAAATGAAACGTTCCGAACCGGTAAAATCGTTACTTCACATCATGAATACAAGAGCCTTGCGCTTCCCCTTAGCCTCCCTTCTCTTGGAGGCACTTCTGGGTATGTTTATTTCGAGTTTCCCGAAGCAATTTTTCAAACTGATGCCACACATTTGAAGTTTTTAATAAATTCCAATCGCGGCGTGGTAGTTTGAAAGACACTGTCACTAGGGCGTCATCTTGATTGATGTACTGCTTTTCCTGTTCGGTTATCTCATACATTATTTGGTACAATCCTCACACCACCTCCTTCATAGCATCCGCCTTAATTATTTGTTGCCATTTCCTTCCATTCTTCTTATACTGTACTTACAGGCTCCCGCCAGAGCCGAGTACGATAGAAAGGAGAAGTCATTATGACTCTTGAACAACGCGCTCATGATTTAGCAATTCTCTATATGCAAATAGAAATCAAGAACGAGGAAATCACTCTGGATGACCCTGATAATTTTCAGAGTTTTGTAGATGAGTATCAACATTGTTATTCGGGAATACTTCAGCAATTAAATGAGGAATAATCTTTTGATTTTCTTCATTTATTGCCACGACCTTGCCTACTATCCCTTGCATAATGGTGGCAAGGTCTTTTAAATCAGAAATACTAAACTGCTCATCTGCACATTTGTATAAAATCTGAATCGCAAATTCTTTCACCTTTTTATTATCCCGCATCCTTTGAAGTTCTCGGCAATCCATCTCACACCACCTCCTTCTCCGGTTCCTACTGTCTGCTCAACATATTCGAATATTTCCACAACATATAGGTGCAAACGCCTGTTTTTACGCTTTATTTAGTATCTTTGTATTGACATATCAATATTTTTGAAGTATCATCTTACTCAGATTATTCAAGTACATATCAAAAAGGTGGTGAATCAACTTGTATAAGAAATACTATTTTAACAATAATGCGGATGAACACGGATATCACGAAATACATACAGAGGACTGCCATTACCTGCCAGCTCTTCAAAATCAAATTTATATTGGCGAATTTTCCGATTGCTCTTCTGCATTTATGAATGCCAGTATCCGTTATCCAGATAAAAATTTGATGGATGTTTTTACTGTTGCCGTACATGTCACAAGGGATAAGGGAAGGCTGGCCTTTGTCAGCCCCCACATTTTGGCATTACGGCATTTTTCCTATATATCTCCTTGACATCTTCATATGCTCTGTCAAGATATTCCAACGGCATGCTATTGCCAATCATACAGTCTGCAATCGCATTTGAAAGAATTGCAACATTCTTCTCAGAGCTTACTCTTTCTAGTTCATTTGGATTCATCACTCCTAATCACCTCCCCTCATTCCCAAATAAAGTATTTGTATCAATCCCTAATGCATCTCTTATTCTTATTGCATCAACGATTCGGATAAGTTTTCGCCCGTTCAGCATATCACTAAGCATCTGTTCAGAATATCCAGCTTTTTCAGCAACAGCCTTATTTTTTAAGCCTCTTTCCCGAATTATTTTTGCGGTAATTTCAGCAACCGGATAATTGTAATCTTTAATTTCCAAAACATTTCACCTCCGTAACTCTAGTTTTCCGAGCTGTTAAGTACAATATACTCATATTTATCGAGTTTGTCAATATGTTTTTTCGAGTTTTTCGAGTTTTTTATATTGACATTCTCATATTTAATGATAAAATTAAAATATGATATGAAAGGAAGTGATTAAATGTCATTTGGAGATAGATTAAAAGAAGCACGCATAATGAAAGGATATACACAGAAACAATTAGCTGAAAAACTAAATATTGGGGGTACTACTGTAACCGGATATGAAAAAGATAATAGTGAGCCCAGTATGAATACTATAAGTAAAATCATGGAAATTCTTGATGTAGACGCAAATTTTTTATTTCAAGATGAGTCATACGAAACAACTCAAAAAGAAAAAGAGTTATCCGAAAAAATCAAAAATCTTGCAAAAAAATACCGTGACCTTGATTCATTCGGCAGACAAACGGTGGACATTGTATTAGATAGGGAAATAACAAGAGTAAAAGAACTCAGCAATATGAAGGAGCGCATGAAAGAACTGGAAACATCCCAAGCCACCGTCATAGACATCCAGCCCCGTCTGGAGAATAATGCACGGCTCATAGAGTACCACCACAGCGCGTCTGCTGGGACGGGAGTCTTCATCCTTGGCAGTGAGGGCGTTGACCAGTTGCCGATACCAGATACACCAGAAAACCGCAAAGTAGACTATGCGATCAAGGTATCTGGGAACTCCATGGAACCGGACTACTATGACGGCGATATCGTCCTTGTCTCCCAGA